CTACCTATTATCGTCGGTCACGGTAAAGCGCAAGCCTTGCAACTTCGCTTTAACAGCATCTTCAACAGCGGCACTAATAGCTGCTGCATCGGCGCCCTTAGCATTGGCAAGTGTTTCCACTGCTGCGCTAAGTGCTGCTACTTGTGCGCATAGCGAGCTTACGTAGCCATCAATATAGCAAACACGGTCGGCAATGCTAGCGCCGCTTTGTGGTGTTTCTCCAGGGCCATTATAAGGTTCATAAATCGTCATATCATCATCCTCTTTCTTTTTTGCGTCAATGTAAAAGTAGCTTGCATCCAGCGGCGCATAGCCGCCATAGCATGCTTGTGAAGTGAATTGCCATGCGTCCACGTCATGCGCGTAGTGCAGGTTATCGCTGTATTCAGCAATCCATGCGCTGTACGGTAGCTCATATAGTCGCTCTTGATTAGCTAGGTAGCGCCCTGAATAATAACCAACAGTGTAACCTTGCGGCTCAAGCACTTCAGCCCAAATCTCGATTGCGCGCCTAAAATGGTACGACTTGCTTTGCTCCTCAACGTCAAGGTAGACAGGATACGCAAGCTCATCAGCTGGCGGCAGCAAACGCAAGGCGTGCTGTGCTTCGCTATAGCTCTCAGCGTCACTCCCCGCGTATGAATACAGATAGCAGCCAAACGGCAAGCCCACGCGGCGCACTTCGTCCAGGTTAAAGAAATACTTGTCGTCATCTTGACGTTCGCTATCGCCACCAAAGCCCATGCGAATGATAGCGCCGTCAACATCTGCGGCAAGTGCATCCCAATCGAGCAAGCCTTGATGTTTCGATACATCAATAACTATGCTAGCCATTGCGCTTCTCACCATCGGTTAAGCCTTGCGTGGTCGGGTCGTTCACGATGCCTACAATAGCAAGCACAGCGAATAAGCTGTTTACAACGCTGAGCAGGTCTTTGTCAATCTGCGTGTAATCGAACTCAACGCCGAAAACATGCAGTGCCGCTTGAATGAACAGCAGCAGCGCTGGGATAAGTGCAATCCAAAAGTATTTGTTTGTAAGTCTCTTTTTCCAGTTAATCATGATTTTCTCCTTTTTTGATTTTTGCTTTCATTATCTGGTGAAACGTTTCAGTGCCCGTATGATTTCCGCCAAGCGTGTGATACGCTTCGTACACGCGCTCTGCTTCTTCTTTGACCCACCGAGGACAGCCTGAACCTTGCATAACGTACGCCTCGTGTAAGTCATAAAGCCGTGAGCGCAAGCACGCGCGCATACCGTCTTTGAGTGCTTCCATATCGCTCTTTTGCTTACGGACGATGTGCGTGAAAAAGCCTAATAGCGTTGTAAAGATGACAGGTAAGATAGTTTCGAGTGTTAGTTGTATTATGTCCATGGCGTGCCTTAATACAACTCATAGCTGGCTACTAAGCCATCTTTTCCTAATGTTTTATTTATTTTTTCTATAAACTGAGGGAAACCATCAAAACTATTGTTTATATGCGGTGTAGATTGCGGATAAGTAGCATGTGTATATATTTCCCCTATGCGATAATTGTTTGGATTATTTTCTTCGCATGGTAGTGCCAAGCATATTGACCAAAAGAGTATTTGCAAATAGCCATAAACATTTTTACCCCTAGTTGAATGCCATACTAAAGGAAAACTACTTATATTATCGTCTAGCATTGGCTGAAATAGTTCACATAGGACGTCGTCAAATGCAAAAAATATTTTTCCTTCTATGCCTTTCGCTCTATTCATAATACTCGCTGGTATTAACCCTGTATTGATATACCCGTTAAAATCAACGAAACCATTCGTATTTACAAAAGAGCAATTACACCACAATTTTTTATTTGTATCCTCAGATATGCTTCTAATTCGTAAAACAACTCTAGATTTCCTTGCGTTTTCAAATCCATTTTTGAGCTTTTGCTCCACGCTTAAAGTCCTAGATTTAAGAATAGCTGTTTCGCTTTCAAGCGTTGAGAAATCATTGCCAAGCTTTTTTTGTTCAAGCCAAAGAGATGTTATATCACTCCTTACTCCTCGAGCTTCCGCCTCTGCCCCTTTTGCGGTAGCAACAGTATTAAAAACGCTATTTTCTAAATCATGCATGTGTGTTTGAAGCTTGCTCCACAGTGCATTCAACCCCGTAGCGTTGAGTACGCGATTGCCAGCGATGGTAGTGCCTTGCGCGAGCTTGTCGATGTCAGCCACTTCAATAGCTGCTGCCGTTGGTGCAGTTGAGCCGAATAGCTCCCACCTGCCCTCAAGGTAAATCCATTCGTTGTAATGATTAGCTTGCGTTTCTTGCGCTTGTTGTGCTTTAACGAGGTAAATAATGCCTGATGAGCCTGTAATGGTTGGTTTGCCCTCGCTATCGACTTCATTACTGCTTAGAATGCGGAACTTGACGTTTTGCGCAGCATCGAGCATTTCGTTGAAGCGTGATTGTCGCGATTGCTCTGCGCTTGTGCGTGTGCTTTCGTTTGATTGACGTTCGTTTTCTGCTTGTACGCGTTTTTGCTCTGCTTGAACGCGAGCTTGTTCAGCGTTAGCACGATTGCTTTCAGCTTGCGTACGTTGCTGGTCAGCCGTGGTGCGTTTGCTCTCTGCGTCTTTGCGCTGCTGCTCTGCTTGTACGCGCTCCTGCTCTGCATCTGCACGCGCTTGCTCTACTTGCACGCGAGCTTGTTCAGTGTTCACTCGTGATTGCTCTGTTTGTACGCGTGACTGCTCGGCTTGTACGCGTGATGCTTCAGCGTCTTTGCGCTTGCTCTCTGCGTCTTTACGTGCGCTTTCTTGCGCTTCAGCGGCGTTTTCGTATGCGCCCCATTTCGTCGCGATTTTATTCATTGTCGCGTCAAAGAATGCATCAGAGGCTTCCGTATCGATTGCCGCGCGCTCAATGCGCACCTGAAAGCTTTCAGTCGTTTCGGTTTGCGTGCCTTGCTTAAAAAAGAAGTAAGCGCATGCGTTTTGTGCTGTTTTGCCAAGCTGATTAGCTTTAATCGTGCACGTTACGCTCGAGCCGCTTACGCTTGCTTCAAGGTGTGACCATGTGCCGTCATCACGCAGCAAGTGCAGCTCTGCGCTGTCGCATTGCACGCTGTACGGGCTGTTTTCGTACATGAGCTTTGCGCGAATTTGCTGCGTTTCGTTTTCATTTATGCGTACGCAAATTGGCTGCGTAATGCGTTGAATGGATTTCTCCATACGCAGCTCAATGGTGTATTGTGTCATAAGTACGGTCTCCTATTCTCTTCTAGCCTTTTAATGCGCTCTTCTAGCTTGCTGACGGTTTCGATCATCTTGTAGTACTGGTTTATATAAGTTTGGTACTGAAACTCACCCACATGCTTGTCAAGCTCTTTTAGGTGCTTTTCAAAGTTAAGCAGGCGCTCTTCGCTTGCCTTTTGAATGCTTTGAGCAGCGCTTTCTACTTTATCCACGGAGCTTTGAAATTTACTATCCCGCCCCGCGATTAAGTCGCCCAAGTCACGCGTGATGTTTCCGAGCGTTACAGTTGTGCGCTGGCTTAGTAAGTCGCTTTCAAGCTTTGTAATGCGCCCACGGCAGCGCAATGTTGGCTTAAACGTTGGATCGACAATATCGACCGTATCGCCTACTTGTACGCTTTGAACAGGTGCGTTGTGGTGCGTAAGCTCGAGCACGCTTGCTTCATAGGTAACTTGCGGCGTTGAGTGCTCGGCTAGATAAGCCTTGACCTCATCGCAGAATTCTTGATCGTATGGGCGCTTTTTGTTGTCGATGACAAGTCCGAACGCATGCCCACCGCATGAGCGCTTCGAAAAAAGCTTGTCGACCTCGTCATTTACGATGTGGTCTTTACCGTTAAAGCGCTTATCAAGCATCGAAATCGCGCCGTTCCACGAGGTAGACCCAGCAGCCCCATAGCACGCGGTTATCTCTGGTGCGCGTTGTGTGCGCTCGACCTTAAGTAAGTTCTTACCAAAAGAAAAGCGCGCTGTTGGTGCTGTTGAGCCGCGATGTTTACGAAAGACAATGACGCGTTTATCTGCTTTATCGTCAAGGTAAGTTTCAATCTCAAAGCCACCAGCGGCAGCTACACGCTGCACAATCTCGCGCGCTGACTTGTAGTGAAGCTCTCTTATTGTCAATATAAGTTCATCAGCTCCCCCATCAGGGAACTCCACGCTCCATACAGGCGCAGGTGAAAGCGCTTTTTTAAGCAGCTCATCTGCACGCATTGATGTATCCTCGCCAAGCCATAGCGGCTGTACGCCGAAAAGGTCGCATATGCTTGATAGTGCTGTATCGCTATACACGACCGTTGAGCCTTCACGTGTCGCTTTTGGAGCTTGTACGGTGTACTCTTTTGTCTGACCTACGATTTTAAGTACTAAGTGTTGACCTGGCTCAAGTGGCGCAAGCGTTGTGATTGCAAGCATATCGGCACCGTTGAGCTCGTCAGTATGCGTAAGTGCGATGATTTCGCGCTCAGCGATTGAGCGGATCGTTGTATCATCGCGTGCATCGCGAAGTTCAATAATCATACGTACCTATCCTCCCACGTCACTATGAGCTTATCAGGATCGATGATGCCCGGCACAACCATGTCGCCTGCTTCAAGTGTGAAGAAGTCAGAAGCTAGATCGACATACGCCTTACCGCCACCTGTGTGCACAACGCTTTCCTGCTCGCAATCGATGATGATTGTGCCAGCGGTATCCGTGTGCACATTTAAGTAGTGCGTAAATGCGCCATTGTGGTACTTCTTAATGGTCGTTACACCTGATGTGTGCTTTGTTAGTGTGAATGTCGGGTATGTTGGCTGTGTGCCGCCAATGTTTAGCGGTGCGTCACTTCGTGCATAAACAGCTTGGCTATGACGGGCGCCGTACGCGATCGGGTCAATGATTAAGAACGTAAGTTCAAGTTCCGTTTTGTTTTCAAAAATAGAAATCGTATCATCGCCTTGGTAAATGGCTAAATATGAACGACTTGTATCATCAGGTAAAATAAGGCGCGCGGGCTTATTTGCGAGCAACGCTTGTGTTAACGCACGACGATATTCTACTACCTCAGCAAGCGCATGTTTGCGCAAGCGCGCATGGAGCGTTATCGTGTATGGTTCGAAGCCATCAATGCTCACATGCGGCACTTGTTGCCCAGGAACGAACGTTGTTGTCACCTTGCGTTTTGGCTGAACAGGACGCTTTATATCGTCCACCAGCACCCAGCGAGAAAGCTCTACGCCATTAAACACCGTTAAGTTATCAATATAGATCACAGCGCAGCTCCTCTCGCCTTAGCTAGTGCACTTGCACCGACCGCCAGCTCGCCTGATATCTTTGTCGAGTTCAAATACACCGAATTATCCTTTTGCAGCAATAGCTCAAGCAGCTGTATCATCTTGTCGAGTTTATCGCCATATTCTTGTTCATCTGCGCTTTTATCAGGCGTATCGATGAACTGGTTAAGCTTATCAATCGGCAATACCGCCTCTGTGCCAGCTTCACCAACACCAATAATACTCGGGGAGCTGAAAATGCCGCCCTTTGCGTACCAGTCGACGCTCAACGTTGGTATGCTTGGTGGGCTAAGAGAAAAAGAGCCTTTAATCGAGAAGTGCGGCAGCTTAATCTTTGGAAATTCAATGTGCATCCCTGCGAAGAAGCCCACAATTTTACCTGGAATATCGGCAATGAAGCTCACAGCGTTATCCCATATGCTTCGTAGCGTATCAGCAGCTGAACGAAAGAAGCTAGCAATGCCCTCGGGAATACTTGTAAAGAAATCAATTATCGCCGTTGGATTGCTCGAAAAAAAGCTTACGACAGCATTCCATATACCGCTTATAAGCTCCCATGCTTGCGAGAAGAAGCCACTAATGCCGCCACCAATACCAGCAAAAAAGCCTATTATCGCAGCTGGTACTGGCGCGAAAAAGCTAATAACACCCGTCCAGATGTTAATTACAAGCTCCCCTGCAGCTTGAAAAATACCGCCAATGACTTCGCCAGCACCGCTCAAGAAGCCTGAAATCGCGCCCACAATTGTGCCGAAGAAGTCACACACTGCTTGCCATGCGCCTTGTATCGTTTGCGCTGCCGTTGTAAATGCCCCAACGACCGCTTCCCAAATGCCGATTACAGCGTTACGAAAGCCTTCGTTTGTATCCCACAAAGTCTTGATGCCAATTACCAGCAGCGCTATTGCCGAGATAATCGCAAGGATAGGATTAGCCTTCATTACAGCATTGACCGCAGCAAACGCGCCTTGAAAACCTTTCAGCGTCTCAATAATCGGCGCAATCGCTTTGAAAGCCATAAAGCCGGCGACAGCAGGACCGATAATGCCAGCTAAAGGTGTGAGCGTTTGTAATATTGACGATACGATAGGCACCATAGCACTCATAATTGGCAGCACTGCTTGCCCAAGCCCGATAAGGCTTGTCACGCCTGCCGTGACAACAGGGATTGCGAAGTTAATCGCATTTACAATCATTGTACAAACATTAGCGATGACCTGCCCAAACGATTGAAACGCGCTGCCATCGTTTGCCGAGTTGCCAAGTGCGGCGCCGATGTCCGTAAACGCTTGCGATATCGTTGTTTTGAGCGTATCAAGCGCGCTGCTCAAGTCGCCGAAATCGACGCCAGCGAATAGCCCGCTTGTGTCAAGTGTTGCACTCTTTAGCTGGTCTTGTATAAGCCCGATAAGCTTGCCTGCTACATCAGGGATTGATGTAATGGCGTTTATGCCCATCGAGATAGCTTGCCCAATGCCGCTCGATACGACACTAGCCAGCTCACTCCAGTTTATGCTTGTAAAGAAAGTAGCAATAACGCCTGCCAGAGCAGGGATTGCTGTTGATAGCACTGCTGGCAGCGCTTGTGCGATATTCTTTGCCAGCGATACGATTACTGGCAGCAAGTTCTTCGCCACATTGCCAATGCTCGTAATGAGCTTAGCGGTCATGCCGTCAATATCGCCTCGCGGGTCAGCTAATGCCGTGAGCCAGTTTTCCCAAGCAGCTTTCATTGTGTCAATGCTACCTGATATGGTATGCGCAGCTTCGCGAGCCGAGTTGCCCGTCATGCCTTGCGCTTCTTGTATATCGTGAATAGCTTGTACTACATCGCCGAACTTCTCGATTGTTAAGTCGCCTGCACGTCCGTTAGCTTTTTCGTATGCGTTTGCGTCCTGAATTAAGCGCTGCATCTCTTCACGTGTGCCGCCGTATCCTAGGCGCAGGTTATCTAACCATTTACACCCTCGGTTTCCCGATATTTGTAAGGGGATTAGACTATATCTTCAACTTGCCAGTGCAAGTTGGTGCGCACTTCCAGCTGCGTGCTAATAGCAGCTGTACTGGGTAACCAGCCCATAGTCGTTACACTTTCCCGCATAAGCGGGCTTAGCACGGGATTGTCATAGGCTTAGCCCTTAGAGTTCCCCCGTTAGCAAGGTTTTGCCCTCACACCCTTAGCAAGGTTCACGCACGGTTACTGCATAATCGCTTATGCAGCAGACATTAGATTTATCGTGTAATTTTGTTTTGCAAAACCTTGATACGCATTCTGCACATCGCGCAAGTTCGAGCCGAACACGCTCGTATTATCAGCCATATCGTGAATTGCTACATCCCCAAGTTGCGCTGCTTTTTGCACATCACCGCCAAGCGATTGCTTCAGCGACATACCGAACAGGTTAACTTGATCCATATATTCATTGATCGATATGCCTGCCGTATCGAATGCGCCTTGCGCGTTTTTAATTATGCTATCGGCTGCGCTTTCAAAGATTGTTTCTGCGCCGCCTTGAAGCTGCTCGAACTGCGCAAAAGATTTTGTTGCTTGAGCAACCATCGCACCAGCTGACGCGCCAATCGCTGCAAACGATGCGCAGGCTGCCTTTTGGAAGCCCGAAAACGTTTTGCTGCTAAAGCCTTTCAGTGACGGGATAATCGATATATATGCACTTCCGACCTCTGTATTTGCCACTACTCACCACCTCCGTCCCAAAAATTCTCAAATTCTGAAATGCTCACAGGCTCACTGCCGTATTGCTGTGCTGTATTTTTTGCTTTCACAAAGGGGCGTTCAAGCGGCTTCGGTGGCTTCGGTTTATGCTTAGAGTTAGCAGCGACAAGCACATAATGAACTGCGCGCAACTCGTCTATAATGCCTGCTAGAAGCTGCGGTTGTATCTCTTTACTTTCCCAAAACGCAAGCTCAACATCCTCTTCATTCGCTGCTTTCCATAGTGCGCTTGATTTGTCTAAATGCGTAATAAACGCAAGCAAGGCTCTCCAACTTAGAGCCTTGCCCACATCGTCAAGCGTGAAGTGTGTGCGCGTCATTAGATCGTATTCAAGCGCATCGCTATACAGCACAATAATCGGCAGCGAGCCTGCTATTTTCCCAGGTCAGCCTTGCCAGTGAGTGCGCTACGTGCGCTCCATTCTTCTGTGATGCTCGTAAGTGCGCTGAACGGCAGCTTCTCGACGTTCGGAATGTACGTCTTTAGGTACTCAACGAACCACCGCGAAAAGTTTTCAGGCGTTGCGTCCTTGCTTGTGAATATCTTCAGCGCGTCGCCCTTGATATCTTTAATGGTTGGCTCAAGCGGCACATGGTATTCTTTGCCGTCGATTTCCACATCAAGCGTTTCGATTTTTGTGCTTAATTTAATCATTGTTTAGCCCAGGCTTCCTGCGTTAGAAAAAACGCCATCGTCGGTGTAAATGTATAGGTTTTTGCCGTGTGCGTCAGGTGAGCACGTAAGCTCGATTGCGATTGTCGCGGCGTCGGATGACGAAAACGTAATGTCGTCAGAGATTGTGGCTTGCCCATTCGGCACAACAAGCAATACACGCTTTTTGCCATCTTTGATTTTGAACACCCAGCTGCGCGCGTCAGGCAACGATGCACCAATCGCAACGCTTGTTTGTGCGCCGTGATCCTTCGTCGCGGGCGTTGACGTGATGTTTTCTTTGCCGAACGCACGCTCAAGTGACTTCTTGCTGACTTCGAGCTCCGTCCACTTAACGGTACCGCTGAACTCGCTTAAGATTTTGCGGATAGCGCTTGCCGACCAATCTTTGATAGTGTCGGTGGACTGGTCGACGGTAAGCGAGATACCGTCCTCGGAGATGTAGCCGCTATCCTCAAAGGTAGTGCTGATTGTATCAAGCGCATGCGTTGGTAACGGCGTACCAAGCGGTGCGTCAAGAACAGCCCCGGTTGTCTTTTGTTCTGGTGCTCCGACGAGCACATTATTAGCATTTACTGCCATAATTACTCCTTTTCATCTTGAATGTTTACGGCAAGCGTAACGGTCACTTGCCATATGTAATAGCCGCTTTCGTCGCGACCATACGAGAACACCGTCGGTACGCCAACGGCGTTTATGTGGTAATCGTCAGGCGGCACTGTTTTAAGTCCTATTGCGAGCTGATAAGCGTAATCCTCGCATTTCGCTTCAGACTTAGCCCAAATTGATACGCTGTATTCAGGGTTGTCATGCGGATAGTCAACTTCGCCGCCTGTCCTATCAACAAGCGCAAAGGCTGGCGGCATCTTCTCTTGCACGTGCGTTGACGTGGGGATATTCAGAACCTTATGCACGTACTTAATGACGTATTCCATGCTCGAAAATATCATTTTTTGCTGCTCCCTACTGCTTTTTTGAGCGTGTCATGCGCAATGTTTGATCTAATAGCGTGTATTGAGCTTGTGTAAACGTAAGCACGCAAGCGCTCGCGCCCCATTTTTAGGCGCGTATTGTATCCTTTGGCGTTATACATGCCGTTTGCTCGTGCAGCAATAATCTTTGCGCGTGCAAGCAATAGCGCGCCCATCGCAGGATTTTTGAGCAAGGCTCTAGCCTTTGAGCTGGGCTTATAGCTTATCTTTGTTTTCGCAGCAGGCGTGTTAATTACGATATCAGCCATCTTGCTCCTTAAGCGGTACGACGCAATCAAAGGGGAAAAGAGGCGGCAGCATATCGCGTGGATACGCATACGGCTCGCCTACAACATCAAGCCATAGCTTGCCATCAGCACTTACCTGCCCTCGCTTGAGCTTTTCAGCCCATCCGCGTGGCAAATACGCCGTTGCCTTAATCTTCACGCCCTCGGGGCGCTCAATCGGCAAGTCTTGTGGCGCACCTGGCGCAAACATGCAGCCGCGAACAGCGATAGGCTCGCTTAGCTCGTGCGTTTCATTGCCGAAGCGGTCGACGCCAGCGCTGCTGCACGTCTTAACAAACAGCGTCATCTTATACATGGTTGCCGCCCTCGATTGATTGATTGACGACGTAAACGCGCGCTCCACCTATTCCGAGCAGGCTTTTTTCAAATTTCGTAAAGTATATGTCGCCAGTAGGATTTGCATAGCTAATTGAGCCCGCAAACGGTGCCGCTTGCCAGTACTCCGTTTTAGCGCCTATTGGCGTTTGCGCTCCTACTTGCATAACTCGTGAAGCTACCTGGCAGCATACAAGCTTGAGCGCGTCAGGCTCGACGTGCTGCCAATCGCACTGCTGGCGGATTGTCGATGATATGAGCGCAAGCAGCTTATCTGCCCGCTCGCGCTCCTCATCGGTGATAGATGGATACAACGCCTTCAGATCGTCAATGCTCGCAAAGCTACGATCTGCGCCATCCATTATTTCGCCTTCAACACTGCAAAGCCTTTAGGATCAATGCATGCAAACGAATACACAACACCAACGCGATATGCGATTTCATCCTTATATGCAAGGTCATAGCCGCGATTGTCAGGGTCACCAGCGGTAATAACATCCATGTAAATATCGCGAACCATGCCCCAGCGGATCAAATTGAAGTCGCCAAGGATTGCAAGCACGTCGGTAGGCGTGGTGCACTTAGCGCCGTTTACTGTGCTTGACGTCGCAGCAGCGATGCCGTCAAGCTGTCCTGCGCGTAAATTCAACGGGATTTCAGGGAACAGGCGCGCGCCAGTACCCTTAGCACGCACTGCACGAAGCGAACCAGCGTATGCTTTAGACAGCGCAATGCCCGATACGTCATAATCAGGCACAGCGGCTACAAGCGCATCAAGGTCAGCTGTAGCGTCGCCCGAAGTCTTAACGCTGTTCGCGCCTGCAGTAAGTGCTGTTACGCCCGTGAGTGCAGTGCCTGCTGCGGGATTTACAGCGTGAAACACGGCGTAATCAAGTGCGCGACCAAGTGCCGCAGCTGCCGAGTCTGTAATCGTGTCGAGGATTTTCAGCTTGTTATCCTCATCAGCCCATTTAACCTCTTTATTGAGGCGCACAGTTACGTGAGCTTTCTTTACGATGCCTTGAACAGGCTTGAAGTCAACGCCCATGCTTGTGTGCGCTTGTCCTTCATCGACGAACTCCGCCTCAGGCTCTTTCGCAAAGAGTACGTTGGTTGCGTCTTGGAAAATAACGGGTTTAGCAGAGGAAAGCATTTGAATAACGCTTGCCTCGCGCGTCTTTGTCACGATGTCGTCCGCAATGCTGCGAGGAAGTTGGATGTGTTTTGTATCGAGTGTATCTGCCATTATTTGCTCCTTTTCGTTGTTAGTGGTTTCTGAAGTGCCAGCACCGCCATTTGGCGGATGCGCTGGCGGTTGAATGATTGGTGGTCTTGGCATATCAGCTCCTACTTGAATACCTGCCGAGCAAGCTTGAGCTTGTCGTCGTCCTTGCCGTCTGCGCTTGCAAACGTCGAGTTTTTCGGCACGCTCGCACCAACTTGCGGCTTCGCATATTCAGCGAGGCTCTTTGCCCATTCGCGCATACTTGCCTCATCACTGCCAGCGATTAGGCTTGCTGGCACATTGAGCTCGCTTGCAATGCTTGCTTTGAGCGCATCGTGCTCAGCTTTAGCCTTCATCGCCTTAAGCTCTTCTTCAGCTTTGCTTGCACGGGATTGTGCACGCTCTAGCTCGCTCATCTGCGCTTCTTTGAGCTTTTGCAGCTCGTCAGCAGCGCATGCGTTCTCTTTGGCGCGTTTTTCCCATTTTCGCGCCTGTGCTTTCCAGTCGGTCTCTGCAGCTTCTGTTTGCGCGTCAGCTGCTTGCTTGTCTTGCTCGTTTGTTGCATCATTTGCCATGATGTGTCCTTTCGTCCGTGCGGATGTATAAAAAAAGAAGCTATGCAGCTCCTTTAATTACCAATTTTATGCAGTTTATCTGCGGTTATAGGTTGTCTACGATTGCTTGCTCGCGCTCTGATAGCGCGAAGGTGTACACCCCATCTTGTAGCTGCACTCCTTGCGCGCGAATGTCTGCTGCGTCTTGCAGCTGTGCCTCTTGCGCGCGAATGTCTGCTGCGTCTTTTCGTGAGATTAAAAGCCCGCCGCCGAATATTGCCTTCTTGAGCGGCTTTTGCGCGGCGAGGCTACGCACAAAATGAGCGCGTTTAATCTTGAATTGAACGCCTTTAGCTGCTAAATTTCCCAAGCGTGCCGATGTCATAAGCTCGCTCGGATAGTTGTATTTCACAACTTTATTCGCTCGGTTCTGCGTCCTGCCGTACGTCTTTTCTTCTTTAACTTGTTTGTTTACCTTGTCAAGCTCGCGTGATAGGTCGCATGCTGATCGCGTAATGCAGTCGTCCATATTTGTCAAAAACGCTGTTCGCACTTGCGCGCCATTCTCATACGTTATTCGCGCATCTACGAACACGAAGCACATGCCCTTACGTTGCGCATAATTGAGTGCCGTCAAGCTCGGTGCAAACAGAAAGTACTTAATGCCGCGCTCGTTGTACCAATCGACAATTTGCGCAAGGATTGAAAAAGGCGGGTTGTCAACAACAACTCGCCCTGTGTAATCTTCTCGCTGATAACCCCCCCCCGGCTTAAATGGTCGGATGACGCTTGCGCGATCTATGCCGTATTCTTTTTCACACCACGTAAGCACAGCTTCATATATTGCTGGAGGTGTATAGCAATCATCGGTTGTCTTCTTGTGCTTGAATTTATCGACAAACTCATCGTAATCTTGCATGAATACTCCTTTGTGATATAATGAAAGTAACAAGCGTAGCTATTTCGGGGTTCAGCCCTGTCGTAGTTACGCTTCGTTGTTTATTACATGGTATTTTCCATCTCTCCCGATAAAAGACGCCCGATTCACATGTCGAGCCTTTAGCTGCTTTCTCAACGCTTCGGAGATCTCCTCATCAGTGAACAAAGAGTCAGTGGCATCAAAATTGCACGACTTAAAGCCAATTTTTCTTTTAGAATTGTGCAGTTCTTTTTTGATTCTTTTCTCCAAATTGGAGGTGCCGCTTAGGCTCTTAAGCTCAATACCATTAACGAGGTCTGTTTTTCCAATAATCTTTTGCCTTGCTGTGCCCTTAGTTTTCTCATCAACCTCATAATCAACTTGAAACACACACTTAATGCCATGCTTCGACAAACGCTTTGCTTGTTCAATTTCATGCGGACGTGCATTCTTCTCAGCAAGTTCATTTTCATAACCTACCTCAGGCGGTATGCCTGTAAGCAGCCAGTTTGTGTCACGAAACTGTAGCTCTTTTTGCAACGCATATCGCATAGAGCCGTCGCGCATACAATCTTTCCAGTTAAAATTCTGAATACCAAGGCTATCTGCAACTTGTTTGATGCGCTTGTTTAAGCCGTTAGGTTTATACCCTGTAACAGTAGTACCATTTTTGCCTGGAACAATCTTGCAATGGCAATGTACATGGTAGTGCCCTTTGTCCTCGCCTGCGCTTGTTTGCGTGTAGTAGACAAAGCCGCGCGTCGCAAGCATTAAGCAAAAAGCGCAAGCATTGCCCATCGGCACACGTGCGTAACGCAGCTTATTCTTGATCGCGTTATGTATCATCGTGCGGTTGGCGTGATGATACACTTCGGTGTACACATCTTGCGACATGCGTTGCAAAAACTCATCGTCGCCTAGCTCGTGCGTTTGCTCGTGTTCCTCAATGCGCTCGTATAGTCGCTGCTTAATGTATTTCGGCTGCGGCGGTATCTCACTAGGCGTTGCGCCCTCGACGTGCGCATCGAAAAAGTCACAAGCAATTTTGCCTGTGGCATCGGAAAATGTACTCACGGTATCATTCGCCGCGTGATAAATTGCGCTCTTTCGTGCGTCGTGTTCAAGCGTAGGCAAGTTTTGCGCGCGTGCAAGCTTCTCGAACGCGTCAGCGCTTGCTGTGCTTGCGGCGTGTAGCTTCTCCTCGTAATCTTGCAGCTCATCAGCTGTTACATCGAACACTTTCACCGCGCTGTCCTATCTTGCATAGATTGCAAGCTTGCTTGTACAAGCTGCGCGCCTTTAGCCTTCTTTCTGTCTTGCTTTAGCTGCTCAAGCTCATCATCTTTATAGCCCAAGTCACGCAGCGGAATATCACTATCAGCCATCCACGGAAACGCCGCTATACGCTTCTGAACTGCATCGCTCATCGATACGGGCGATGGCGTAGATGGATTGGCAAAGAGTGCAGCAATAGCACTATCACGCACAACATCAGCATACGGCTTGCCCTCGCGCGTTGCCATGATAAGCGCGCCAACGTTGGAGAGTGCGCGTTTGCATGCGCTGATATAGTTGCTTATATCAATGATTGCATCTTCCTGCGAAGCCAAGATTGCATCTGCGCTCGTTGGGTTGGTCGACGAAAAGCCAAGAGATGAAAGCGGGACATTAGTTGCGTCGGAAAAAAGGCTTGCTAGCATACGCATGTAGTCGGTATGCGGCTGCATTTGTAGCTGCGGCAGTTGTCCGTATTGAGGCGTTGACCCTTCCTCGTTGGTTGTCGCAATAAGCAGCGAACCGATATACGAGCCATACGGCGTTTTTGCGAGCGCGCGTGCCGTGTCATCATTTGCACCAGCGAGATATTTCTGCGGTGCAGCAGCGAAGCTCGCGCATGCAGCCATGTTCATAAGCTCGCGCTGTGCATCGTCAACTAGGCTCATCACGGTATGCGATATGCGCGACGAGCCAAACGGGCGCTCAAGCGTTGAATGATATGCGATGTGCTCCATCGGTACGCGCCCAAGCCCATGCTCGGATATATCAGCGAACCACTTGCCCTGTATGCGTGTAAGCACGATGACGCGCGTATCGTCGAACACGTATATCAGCGTCGGCTCTTGCTTGCGCGTTGACTTGTTGAGCGCACTATCGACAACCACAAGCCCTGCTCTGATACGCTTTAGAGCTTGCGAGTAGAGTGCCGCAGCACTTGTCGCGGGATAGCCTGATATGATAACGCTGTTCTCACCTACGCTTATATTGCCTTTGGTTACTGTGATAAACGCCACTGAATGCCTCAGCGATGACTGCACGACCTTGCGCATCAAGTTATCAATGTCGTTAAGGCGCCCGATTGCATTGAGTGATCCCTCAATCCCTTTGTCTGTGCATGAAAAGCCCTCGAACTGCACATGGTCAGCCCACCAATTTACGCATTTAGCAGCCCAATCGATACGCGGGTTTAGCTTCTTTCTAAACTCGGGGGATACGCTCACGCCTAAGTCTTTCACGCCCATATCGCCATTGTAGTAGCTATCGCGCAGCACGTTTGTCGGCAAATGACGAGCCCACGTATCGACAAGCTGCGCAACCATCGCGATATCGTCGCTGCTCAAGCCGTCAGCACTTGCGATTTCTTTCGTTATCTGCATCAAAAGAATACCTCCATCGATTTTCTCTTTGAACGCTGCTTTGCTTTCCAAACAGCTAGCGCAGCCGCTTCAACGATATATGCGTTTTCACCGTCAAAGCCCCAACCGCCACTCTTGCCGATTGCACGCTTGTAGCTCTGCATTGCGGCTGTTGTGAGCATATCTTCCTCATCGACGTCATCAGGCGCGTACCACTCGAGCTCTTTTTCCTGAATAGCGTCAAGAAAGCACACATTAGCTGCGATAACATCACCCGTGGACGGCTGCGAGATGTTGCGCTTCGGAATATCAGCTTTAACGCGATCAATAAAAGCAGCACTGCCGCTCTTGCCGTCAACAACAACGGGAACAGTTTGCGCGCGTGCCTTGACGAACTCCGCAAGCGCGATTTTCGCGCCCGTAGAAGCGCGATTGTCGACAAGCTCAACGTGCGTTTTATCGCCATCAACAAGCGCAACGCATACAGCGAACATTGAGCCGTCAACGTTGAACTTGATTGCGTACGCTCCTGCCTTGCCATTCGGCGTGCGCGAGCTCTTGCAAGCAAGCCATTCTTCTTGCGCGATGACTGGCGTGCCAATGCCTCCGAGCACATCTTGCGGCGCAAGCCATACGCCTAAGCAGTCTTGCGCAAACGCCAAGCGCCCAAGCTGTGGCAATAGTTCGCGGATAGCTTCGATGTTCGCAACACCCTCAACAAGTGACGGGTTCGCCTTGTACCAGCGCTTTTCATCGCCAACATCGCCAATCTCATCTAAGCCGTATTCGATGTAGCAAAACTTCTTGTCGGTGTTGCCAGCTTCGATAGCTTCGAGCGCTTCGTTGCGCATTGCTTCGAAACGGTCAGCGGTTGAGCCCGCGCGACGCGGCGTGCCCATGTATATGAATTGCGGGTTATGCATCGCGCCTGATGATGTTGTCGGAAGTATCGATTGCAAGTGCTCTGTTGTAACCTCTTGCGCTTCGTCCAGGATAACGATGTCGAATGTATTACCCATGCTTGCTTTTTTCGTGCGTGTCGCAAAGCATATGCAGCCCTCGAGCTTATTTTTGCCAAACGGACGAAACCAAAAGCCCTCTTGCGCCGTCTTTGATGATGTGCGAAAAAGCCTATTATTAAAGTACGGTATGCCGCGGCGATCATCGTGAACCTTCGTGCCTAAAATGCTGCGGAAGTCTTCAAGCGTTTTCACGATGATTTGATAGCTATGCACCGTCCACAGTATCTTTGCGCCAAGAAACGCCGCCAGCACAAGCGCATACCATTCAATGATGGTAGTTTTTCCAGCTTGACGAGGGATTGATAAGCACACACGACGATGAACAAATTGCCCTTTGCTATCAATCGCGCTTATGTGCGTTAAATCGCGTTTTTGCCATTCAAGAAGCGTTTTACCTGCTTTTGCTGCGACAATCTCAACGAGCGGCTCAAGCGACGTGTGCGACGGCTGATATAAGCTATACCGAGGCTTGAGCGGTAATCTTGGCAATTGCTGCTCCAATCTCATCGTTCGCAGCTTCTTCGTCACGTTCGCGCTGCTTAGCTTCGAGTTTTTCGATGTCGTCGCAAGTTGTACGATATTCCTTTACGATTTGCGCGATGTTGCGCGGGTCAGCAATAAGCATTTGCTCACGTAATAGATCGCGTGCCTCGCGCAAACGGGCAAGCGTGTTCTGATAGCTTGTTTCGGTCATAGGCTGCACTTTCAACGAGCCATATGCAATAGTCTCATCGCTTAGCTTCTTAGCATAAATTTGGACACAGCGAGGCGTTATGCCAAGATTGCCAGCGATTGTTGCCGTCGGTATGCCGCGCGTAATTGCTTGCTTGATGTACTCGATGTTCGCTTTAGAGAGTGCTTTGCCCATGCTTTACCCCTAGAAATAATCGCCCAGCTATTCGCCTATTTTCGCCCTTTTGAAAAAATGGCTCTATGCCGTCGAGGCAAGCCAGCGACAAGGCGCCCAGGGTCATCCACTGATGCCTATGACCTGCTACAACAGTGCTACCACTGACGCGAACGAAAGATTACTTTTTCGCTTTGATTTTCATTCGAAATAATTTTATTTGATTTTTCTAAATTGCATTTGCGATGCGACGCCTGCACGTTCCCCCTCGCCAGCGCTGCCTGCTCTGCTGTGGCGTACGGACCAGCCCAGCACTGCTGCTGCGCATTGTACAAGCGTAGCCAGTACCTGCTAACAGGCACGACCTCATCACACTCGAAGCTATCGGGATGCTTGGCAGGAAGCCCATAATTGATAGGCTTGCCACATAATGCGCAAGGAAAGCTTTGAGCTTTCAGCCAAGCAATAAGCTTACGCCTCGCGTTGCCATTGCGCACTCTCGGGTTATATGCCGCCATACTTGCCCCCATCGCTTAATTATGCGCAGGCAATTATTAACAACCGCCCCCGCTATTTTTAAGCGGCACTAGCGCCATTTGGGCGTACGTAAGGAAAAAGTCGAAGCAATGCGCACCAGTGCCGCAAAAAAAATAAAGCTACAAGGTTTCCCTCATAGCTTTACAAAATACACATTACCACATATAAACTTGCTCAAAGCTGCTCATACTTGCTCAAACTTGCTCAAAGCTGCTCATGCGCTATATGCCAGTGCACGAGCTTTCATCGGTAGCTAGTGTGCCTGACGCTCTTTCATGTCTTTACGAATAAGCTCTTTTAGATATGCATTTTGTTTTGGCTGAGCGCAAACCCACTCATACAAATCCATATCATCAGGAAAGAACACGATGTGCTTAGCTTTAGTATTACGGCGTTTATAACTCGCATTAGCGCGCTTTTGTGCTTCACTTACCATTGTTCTTTCCTTTCGTAATAAACCAAAACGCAACATCAACAACTACAAATACAATAATTAACGCGATGATGGTTGTAATATCCATAATTTCCCCTTTCATACTAAATTTAATGTGTGATATACTACAGGTAGCCTGCAAGAGGCTGATGTATCAACCCCTTGCAAAGCTTTTGTGCTTAAGGCTCTCGGTTTGGTTGCTTAGAGCCTTTTTCTTTTTCTCTCCTTTCTAAATACCTGATTATCAAATGTGATAATACTTTACTGACGATTTTCGCTATTACAATTTCAATTATTTCCATTTCTCACCTCCTTTCTTATGTATATTATTATACTATACTCTCTATATATATGCAGCTAGATTTGCATTTCTTCACAACTCCGCCACAACTAAATCATTCATCTTTTTGCTTCAAAAAGTCATCAAGTGTTGCTTGCCCTACGCCAGCAATCGCATGCTCTAAGCCTAAATAATCGACCATATCAAGCGCATAGCGCACATTACGCCTAGCTGTAATCACTGGTATCGCAAAATTACGCGCTATTGCTTGCCAGGAACGATCAAGCAAGTAATGCTGTTCAGTGCACTCACACGCTTGCAAGTGCACAAGCTCGCTTAGTCCATGAGATGTACCCTCGCCATAAAGCACACTTAATGCAAGCTGATACAGCGCCTTGTCCTGTTCATACACTTCACGCTTGCGTTGTGTAAGTACTAGGCGGCTATCTATCTGCCGAGTAAAATCGCTATGCTCACTTGTGCGTACACTCATCTCATAGCTTTGCGCTTTCAAGCCCTCGCGCTCTTTTAATCGCTTGAGTTCGTATTCAATAGCACGCATCTCTTTGCACGCATCACGTGCAGCGCTGAAAAGCTCATGTGCGTTTGTATAGTCGGCTAAGTGTGTACTGCGCTTAATCTGCATGCTAATCCTCTCATACTATATCTAGTACTTAAACGCCAACCTCGCCCCATATCTCGATATGCAAATAAGAGCGCTCTGCATTGACTTTCGTCGTGTGCTCAATCACAACCTGCGCATCGTCGTGCCAAAACCCTAGCTCGGTCATGATATCTTTGAGCGCTTTTTGCAGATTATCAAGGTCAGGGCGCGCAACGCGATATTCCACAAGGCTCTTTTGCGTCTTAGGGCGCTGAAAAGCCCACACCACATTGAGCTGTAATGCCCCCTCAATAGGTTGCTTAGGTATCGCAGCGGCAAGCATGCACTTAATAAGCATCTTTGCTTCTTTGAGCTTAGGGGGGTCATAAAATATCGGACGACCATGCACAACACTAACTTTGTGCTGTTGAGCCGTCGTCGTCGGCACGTTGAAGTAAAATGTGCGCGCCAGCTTCTTATCATTTAGCTTCTTCATCGTTATTCCTTAAATCGTAATAGCTTAGCTCATTTATAATCGTTGTAAACGCATTTACACCAGCGCACTCGTAGTGCTTAATCAAGTGCTCCTTATCAAAGCGCGACGTGAGCACTGTCAATCGTTTAGCGCTTATGCGTGCTGTGAGCAGGCTATATAGCTTTGCAAGCGTATCAGCATTTTTAGGCTCACTACCAACACCGCATACGCTTAGCATATCCACATCATGCGCCTCATCGTATAGCTCATCGCTTGCAAGTAGCTTATGCGCTTGAACGTATCTTGACGATATTGTACTAAACATCGCATACATCACAAGCTTAGCTGCTAGCGCTTCGCTTGTGTCATCTATGCTATGCATAAGCAGTGAGCGATGCGCTTTCAAGCGCTCAAGGTAGCCACTGTACTCAAGCTTGCGGTATACGTATGCATCAGGCACTCCGATAGTACTAAATGCGTTTGTAGTAAGGCTCATAGAGCATTCTGTGGGCTTGTGCTTTGCTTTGTGTTGCGGAGAGGCGTTTGATTGCGATGAACAAAAGCACGGACGAAAGATGCGTTGCTTGATGCTCCCCATTGTGATCTCAACATAGAGCAAAGGTTTTCCACAACGCTTGCAATACTCTTGCGGCAGATTGACGGGCGGTTTTATAAGTTTTTCACAATTTGTCAACATAGTTTTCAATACTCGCCTTTCGTCTAGCTCTGAACTAAAAGCTCGTTTAGATCAAATTCAAAACGTTTTAGTAGCGCGCCATTTTCGTAGGATGGCGCGCCTATATACTAGTAATGAATATATATAAAGTACTTAGTTGTCATTTCTTACTTTTCTTTTTCTTTAGGGTTATTAGGGGTTTTTCTTTTTCTTTTCTTTCTTTACGATTTTCGGCTAGAACGGCAAGTCAAACGACGCCATCTCAAGCCTGCGATCCACTTCCTCGGGTGTTAGCGGTGCAGGCGGCGTCTGTGGCGCTTGCGTAGGCGCTGGGGGCGTCTGCGGGCTTACTGCGGGCGCTTGTGGCACTTGTGGCGTTGCTGGCGGCGTTTGAGGCATTGGCGGTACGCTTGGTTGCGCTTGTACGCTTGCTCTGCTTACTGTGGCGGGCGTGGCGGCGGCATTGTAGCTTGGTTGGTATGTTTGTGCGTTTTGAGTTGAATACGTACCTTGTGCGCCATTCTGTGCGCTCGGCTGTGAAGCTGTTTCCACGGTGTCGGCGTATACGCTTACTCGTGAGCGTTTAGTGCCGTCTTGCGCTTGCCATGTGGAGTAATGCAACTTTCCGTCAACAAACACCCTAGCGCCTTTGTGTAGCCGCCCTGCTATCGCATCGCCGTACTTCCCGAACACGGCAACATCGAAAAAGTTCGGCACTCGCTCCCATTCGCCTGTAGCGCGGTTTTTCACGTTATCGTCAACAACAATGCAGAAGCTGCATATGATGGTTGAGCCGCTTGTTTTGATTTCCGGGTCACGCGCTAAATTACCTGATAAACTAACCGAGTTGATTGCCATTATTCTCCTCCCTGTCCTGATAATCCCATTTCTGACTGGTCGTATAAGCCCTGAAAATCACTCGGGAACGCTTCACGCAAAGCATGCACGATAGCGACCTTGCGTATCATCGTTGCAGGCTTGCTTGCCCACATGGCGTTCAGTGTGCCGTCTGTTTTACGAGCAGCGTATTCGTTGAAAGAAACGGAATCGTAAATCGGCACATCATAGCCTTGCACGTACACTTTGCACCAGCCGCCGATTAGCATTTCATCGCCGAACGTTGCGCTTCCTTCACGCTGGTCAACAGCATTGCCACGCTGAACAATAATGCCTGCCTGCATGCCTTTGAACAGCGGGTTTGATTGCGCACGTTTGGTGAAAACGTCTTTGCCAACAATGAAAGTAGCTGGGTAATCGCCGTATTTGGTGATGAATATTTCCCGCGTAAAAGGGTTCAATTTCTGCGCCCTGGCTAGCTCAATGAAAAGCTTGATCTCTTTATCCGTGATCCGTGGGTTTGAAGATATTGTATTAATAATGTCCTCGCGAGTGAGTACTACTTCACGCCCTTCGGCATCTTCATACTTTACAAGCGCACACGGTTCTTTCTTAGCTTTTTCAGCTTTGACGATGGAGGCGGGTTTTTCTTTTACAGACGCAATTTCCGCAGGTGATACCTCGATTGCTTCGTTCTTACTTGCCATTGTTCTCTCCATTCAGTAGTTTCATTGCTTGTGCAGGCTTTAGCTGCGGTAATACGTCTTGAGGCTTACATCCACGAACAAGCGTGCCGATTGGCTCTTTCTCTGACGGCTTACACCCGGGGATAACTTCATTTACACCGTCAAGTACCATATCGTCCTTAATGCGCTTGAAAGCCTTAGCAAAGAGCGGTTCAATTTCGTAATACGTCTCAAACATATGCGCACCTTCATCGCCTAGGCGCTTGTAGGCTTCTTCAGCGTAAACGTCTTTCAAGCGATGACGCTCGATAGTGCCGCCACATGCTGTTAAGTAGCCGTAAAAAGCCTGTTCATCAGTGATAATGTACTCATCTTTTGCAAAGCGCAAAGAGAGCGTGCCTACTTCGGTGCCGCCGATGTTCAAGCGCTTGCGGTCTATGCCCTCTGCATCAAATTGCGCCTTGAGTTCGTTTTCGCAGGTAGCGCGCACTTTATCCAGCTCGCTCTTAACTGCTTTTTGTAGTGCCGTAAGCACTGCAAGCTTCTCGAGTTCTTTCATTGGTCTATCCTTTCTACTTTGACTTTACTATCTGTTGAGCGGTGTATATTGCCTGTTCAGTCGTGGGTATCACATAAAACGCCATAATGCTCAAAAACACAACGGTGCTGATGATTACGCCTATAAGCATGCCTAGCGTGAATTGCAGGCGCTCACGCTTGCGTTGATTGTGCTTGTCGCTTGCGAAATCGTGATATATAATGTTTTCCACGCTACAGGCGCGAGTGCGAACATTACGACTTATGCGTCGGTTATTTCGCAAGCTTGCATCGTTTGACGTAGTCATCTAGCACCTCCTTTGTAAAGAGTGGGTGTTTATGCCCAGGCAATTTAATGACTGGTAGGGAGTTCAGCTCGCGTCTGGTTAGCGCTCGAAGCAAGTGCTCCGATACGCCCATATAGTGCGCCGCTTCCTTTGTAGTCATTAGCAGCTTGTCTGTGCGGCGCATACGTTTCCCCCGTTCAATACATGCTTTTCGATAAAATAGCGCTGACCTTTGCCTGTGACTTTTGGCGTGCGCTGAAGCGTCGTGTGCCCGTCTGCATGTGATATAACCGTTTCCTTGATTACGAAAAGCCCTAAATCAACGGCGCGCTGCGTCGGTACATTGTGATTGCTTCCGTGGCGGCATAAGTAGCCGTCCTGGCGTAAACGTTCGAAAAGCCTGTTTTGCCCGATGTCGACGCCATTTTGACGCATCAGCTTGGCAAGCTCGCCGATGAGGCAGGTGTTTTTTGATACGCTTACGGCGTCGCAGAACAGCGCCTTCGGAGTGAGCTCTTCAATGAGTGCATCTTTGCGTTTGAGCGCTTCATCTGCGATTTTAAGTGCTCGCGCCATAATCTGTTCAGGCGTTTCGTTTTCGCTTGTGAGCATGTATCCGCCCTGACGACGCAATGCCGGGAGCACTTCGCTTGTGATCCAGCGCTTGAAACGTTTCGCGCTTGGAAGCTTCGATGAGAGCACTAAGCTATACAAGCCGCTCTCGTTGATTATGTACACGTCGCGTCCTTGACCTGAGTCGGTGAAACGTCGGGTCAGCTTATCCTCATCATCAACATGCCGCTTTAGTGCGTCTGATGTATCTTTGTAACCGAGCACTTCTGCTACGTCTTTGCCAACGAAGTAAACCGCTTCGGCGTCTTTGATTGTGCGAATGTCGCCGAATTCCGCACTCGTGAAAAGTTGGATGTTATTCATCGTTGCTCCTTAAACTTGCGTATTTCCAGCTGTATTGCTAGCTTGTTTCTCGCATTGGTACAAGCTATACAGTTGTGCATGTATACATCCCCTGAAACAGCATCCCGTTGTCCTTTCGCGCCTACGGCGTGCTCTAGGTGTTCTTGCGCCTTGGCATCTAGTAAGCTAATCGCAACAGCTGTTTCCTCGTCGTTTAGCTCGGTCATGTATTGCTTAATCTTTCTTAGCGCTCTGTCTTCAAGTTGGCGGATGCGGTCGGGTGTAATGTCAAATTTTGGCGCGATTTCTTCATACGCGTAGCACTTTCCGCTGTTCAAAAGCCCGTAACGCTTTTCGATAATTGTGCGTTCGCGTGCATCAAGACTGCTTACGAGTGCTTCTTGAAGCAGTCCATAGTACGTTAAAAGGGTTGGCGCCTGATCGTTGCTCATATCGTTTGCAACGATTGAAAGCTTGGCTTTTGCTTGCTCATAGTACGGCTTTAAGTGGTCAAACACTGCTACAAGTAACCGAGCCTCGCCCCCTGTTAATTTGTGTCCTGCCATGCTGTTCTCCTATCTGCTAGGTAGGCTTTAATTGCTATCCATGCGCTAAAACAAAGCACTGCACATCCAATCAAGCGATACAGAAGCTCTGGCGGCATTGCACATAAGTAGTCGAATAAGCTCATGACTGCTCCTTATCGTTTCTGATGTCGATTAGCGTCTTGAGGATGTCTATCCACGACGCATCCACTAAATGCTGAAATGCTTCAGCAGCAAACTCTTCCGTTTCGCTTGCCGTCATGCCAAGCTCTTTGCCGATAACTTCAAGCGTCTCGATCTCGTGCGTGCCAACGCCGAATGCGGATGTCAGCACATCACATTCAGCCATAGGCAGATTGAGCATGTGATGAAACACGATGCCGCTTAGTACCTCCATGTGATCGGCTGTGAGCTGGTCAAGCGTATAATCGCTAAATGAGCGCTCAAGCACTCTTCGTGTAAGGTTTAGCAAGCCTTGTGATGGTTTTTCTTTCATGATTGCATCCTTCCGTTTTCGATGTCGTCCATCGTCTTAACCAGGTCTAGCTGCGCAGCTTGTGTTAATCTGATTAATGCTTTTTTTTCGGCTTGATTAAACTCACAGAACTTTCGCGCAAGCGCGCTACTGTCGCGCTCGGACAAGCCGACCAGCAAGTGATGAAACACGATGCCGCTTAGCACTTCCATGTGCTCGGCTGTAAGCCTCTTGAGCCTACCTTCTCTAAATAAGCGCGTAAGCACTGACCACGTAAGGGCTAGTAAGCCTTGCGATGGTTTTTCGTTCATGTTTGCTCCTTGTCTCTTATCCATAATGCTCCGCCGCAGAAACCAAGCTTTATTTCCAGTAGCTTTGGCAGGATTAGCACCTCTGCGTCCGATGCAATCCCGCTTTCGATCTTGTCAATCAGGATGTGAATTGCTCGCTCAAGCTCTTTGCTTAAATCGAAGCTTGTTTCATCCATGGTTACTCCTTTCGTTTAGTGTTTCATTGCTATGCAGTTTTCAAGGTGCGGTGCTAGTTAAACTAGCGTTGTGGTGCAAAAAAAATATTCTCGTAATTTTTGCTTAAAAGCGTGCATATGCGCTTTGCTTGCGCAATCGTAGCGACGCTTGGGTCTTTTTCAATCTTTACATATGTAGGACGAGAAATACCAAGTTCATCAGCCATAAACTGTTGAGTATAACCAGCCTGCACGCGGGCTTGTTCTAATGTTTGCGTTACCGTCATTATTACCTCCTTTCTTGCTTGTTTCACTATCGCTATGTTAGAATATCTAGCATTGCTTGTCAAGTACAAGTTACATATAATGTATAAAAAAGTTTGCAAAGGGGCGTTTAGTATGTCTATTAGGCAAAACATCATCAAGTTGCGTGAGCAACAAGGCATTACGCAAGAAGAATTGGCAAAAATTGCTGGGGTATCTCGTGGCGCAGTTTCGCAATGGGAAGGTGGCTTTTCCGAGCCTCGCATGGGGGCTATACAAAAAATTGCCGACCACTTTCATATTTTAAAAAGCAACCTTATTGAAGATAACGGCATGAACGGTACAACTTCCATCCCATCACTTCACAAGCTCACGCCTGTTGCAAGCACAGCAACGCTTCCCCTGCGCACGCTTGGCAAAGTGCACGCTGGTGTTATGGATGACACAGACACCGCAGACGATACCTATATACAAGTACCTGCGAACGTACTATCTATGTACCCTGACGCTTTCGTCTTGCTCGTTGAGGGCGATTGTATGAGCCACGTAATACCTGCTGGCTCGCACATTGTAGTTGCGCCGCACAAAGAGCCTGCTAACGGCGCGATTGTGGTTGTGCGCGATGAGGCTTACGAGGCTATCATGCGCAAGTACTATCGTGGCTCAAGCTCGCTTATGCTTAGCCCTGATAGCTTTAGCGATGAGTACGAGGATATGATTATAACCGCAGATGAGGACGTGAGCTTGATAGGCGTTGTTGTATGGTGGCAAGCATCGCATGTGTTGTAATTAGCGAAAGAGAAGCGTAAGAAATGGGCTTAAAAGAAAAAAGTAAGGAGATAACGATGGATTTTGAAATGCAAGTAAAACAAGTAGCAGACAAGGTACGCACGCTTGCTGATAGCATCGAGACAGAAGAAGCAACTAAAAACGCATTTATCATGCCTTTCATCGGAGATGTACTTGGTTATGATGTATTCAACCCTAAAGAGGTAATCCCTGAATTTACGGCTGATGTGGGCTTAAAGAAAAGCGAAAAAGTCGATTATGCACTTGTGCTTGACGATCAAATCCAAATCCTGATTGAGTGTAAAAAAGTAGGTGCTCCGCTATCACTTGAAAACGCGAGCCAGTTATATAGGTATTTTGCCTGCACAAAAGCACGTATTGGCGTGCTTACAAATGGGCAAATCTGGAATTTTTACATGGATATAGATGAAGCAAATAAGATGGACTCAAAGCCATTTCTTGTTTTAGACCTTTTAGATATAGACAAAAACTTACTACCTGAACTGCAAAAACTCACAAAGCCATCATTCGATATAAGCTCGATTGCAAGCACAGCCGAAGAGCTTAAATATGTAAGCGCCATCAAACGCGCCGTAAGCGATGAATTTAAAATGCCATCAGATGATTTCGTACGCTTGCTTGCGTCACATGTATACGATGGACGCTTAACAAAAAGCGCAATGATGAAATTCAATCCATTGGTTGAAAAGGCGTTGAAGCGTTTCCTCAATGACCAGGTAAACGATAGATTAACAACAGCCCTGGGCGCGGATCAAAAACAAGCCGAAGATGAAGCGCAAGCGCAAACTGATACAGAAGAAGAGGTTGCCGAAGTAAGCGAGATTGTCACCACGACAGAAGAAATAACGGCATATAACATAATACAAGCAATTTCCTGTTCAGAAGTATCGCCTGAACGCGTAACATTGCGCGATGCAAAGACGTATTGCGCCATTTTCCTTGATGACAATAACCGCAAGCCAATCGTGAGGCTGCTGTTTAACCATAAACAAAAATATATAATGCTCTTTAAAAATGCAGAACCACTTGATAAAACTCCTATCGAAGCCTTAAATGAAATCTATAAATATGCAGGTCAAATACGCGAAGAAGTGCAATATCTTCTAACTAAATAACCAGGTGTGGAGGAATTGTGTGCGTCATTCTTTAGTACTTGTATAGGTCACTAGATGTGACATAATGTACATGTAAGGAAGCAAAGGGCTTCACGTTAAAGGAGAAAAAAATGAACACAGTAGAAAAATTACAAGCAGCAAAAACCGCACAAGAACTCCTCGAAGTAGTCGATGAGCTTGGATACCAAGGATGCGAGGACGGGCTGTACATCCCCTGCATCGATTGCACAGTGCACGTAAGCAACGCCAACATCGCTGAATACTTAGGGCTTGACACTGACGACGCAGAGGAGATTTGCGAAGCCTACGAGAAGCACGAGGAAGAAGTGGACGCACACTTCCTCTTTGAGCACAAGGACGACATTGTTGAGGCGGCAAAGGCAAGCGATGAGGCTTAATGCCTCATCAGCCCATAAAGAGGAGTGAATTGCAATGAAGTGGCTTATCACAATCGACGACTACAGCGACTATGCAAAAGACGGATGGGAGTTCCCAAAGCACTATACCGAATGGGATCAAAAGCTTACCGGAACTCTTGATGATGCAATCGAGCGAGCGACAGAAATATTGGGCTGGGATGAACATAAAATCGCTTGCATATCCGTCTACAATCCTGAATGGCAAGAATATGAGGATATCTCGTCAGTGAGCAACGTGCCTGAATACATCGAGAAGCGTACTCCTAATTGCCGCAAAGAAGAATATGCACAATATGCACGTGAGTATGAAAGCATAAACGAATTTTTGAAGGCTGACCTTGATGAATGGGATTGCTACTTTGAAGTGTATCCAGACGGCGATGAAACGTACATGGAGCTTGCTGGTGAGCATTACCACGTGTGCAAGGGCGACTTCGAGAAGCTTAACGAGAAGGAGCAAGCGAAGCTGTTCAAAGCCGTGAAAGAAGAAGTTCGCACGCGCACCATCGGCGATGACGAGATGCATCGCGTTGAAAAAGTAATAAATTTTGATCCAGCGAAGTATGAATACGACGATGAAGAGGATGAGAACTAATGCGCACTAAACTTGAATTTTGCGCCTTTCGTCACGAGCTCGGATTGACAATTGAGGAGCTCGCAAGCAGGCTAGGCGTAACAGGACGCACCGTAATGCGCTGGGAGAACACAGACGATGAGGAGCACTACAAGCCCACAAACGCCGCATGGGCGATGATTGACGAGCTCAAACGCTTGCAAGAGCTATCATGCGCTGAGGCTATCAATCGCGTGCATCAAATTGAGCACGAGCTTGGCAAGAAGCCCACAAGCGTACAGATTAGCTACTTCACATCACAAGCAGACTACGAGGAGCACCACCGCCCGAAAGATGGCGGCACATGGCGCACAGCGAACGCGAATGCGCGATTAACAGCACAGGTCTTGCGTGCACAAGGGTACAGCGTGAAGTACGTTGCCGCAGTTGATGGCGCTGTTTATAAGTACCTGCATGAATAAAAAAGCGGGGAGCACGTATGCTTCCCCGCCTAGTCCGTATTGAAAGTATAGCACATGAGTGTATCAAAAACAAGAAGTGGCACGTGGCGCGTGCGCATCGATGTCGGCAACAAGCTTGACGGTACGCGCTCAACTGCCTCGAAAAACTTCAAGACAAAGCGCGAGGCTATCGCGTACGAAGCATTGATGCGCGAAAAGGTGCGCTCTGACGTGGTAATACGCGACAAAGTGCGCCTAGACGATTATGTGCTTGATTGGTATTTACCCGATATTGCTCCTCGTGTACGGCATAGCACGCTTGTAGCCTATAAGGCTGACCTGCGCAAACGCATACTACCTATGCTTGCAGGGTACTATATCAGTGACATAACAAACTCCGATATTCAACGCATGATAGATGCATGCTCAACGCCTAAGCTTGCAAGGCGTGCGCGTGAAGTGCTGCGCCAAGTGCTTAACCACGCGAAAGCACACGACTTCGTGCACGAAAATGCCGCCTGTGGTACGTTTAAGATACCGCCGCCAAACGTATACCCAGATGAGCACAACGGCACATGGCTCACGTCGTTTGAGGCGATTGATGCCTACCTCGACAAATTGCAAGGCTCGGCGTTCTATCTACCTGCGCTTATCGGTTTATCGCTCGGACTTCGTAAAGGCGAGATTTTCGCGCTAAATTGGGAGGACGTAGACTTTTCACGCCGTCTTGTGCATGTGCGACACACTTATGTGCTCGAAGATAGCGGCTACAAGCTTATGCCGCCAAAGACGCGAGAAAGCGTAAGGAGCATACCTATCCGCGAAAGGCTATATATAGAGCTTAAAGAGCTAAAGGCGGCGCAGAACGCAAAATACAAGCGCGTTAAAGGCGCGATTGTCGTCAATAGGTATGGCAATAGACGTAGTCCTGAGAAAGCCGCTAAAACGTGGCACCGTTATGCCGCTTCTCACAGCATCGAGTATGTAAGCTACTTAAACATGCGCCATAGCTTTGCAACGTCGTGTTTGAACGCTGGCATTGATGTTACTAAGGTAAGCAAATTGCTCGGGCATACCAACATTACGACCACGGTTAAGCGTTATGTTCGTTTCAAGCCTGACGATTTAGTGCAAGATTTCCGCAGGCTATAATGCGGTTTTTCGCGTGATTTCGCGGTCACATTTCGGTCACATGATTTTTTTATCATAGAAAGACACAAAACGGTCACCCCAGTTGACAACGGAAAAACGCAATTAGTAACATTTAGCGCAATGCAGGAAATAAAGCTTATTGATTGCGCACTGTTTGCGCAGGTCAGAATATGTAAATGGAGTAGTTAAGAATGGTGGAGCCTAGGGGGATCGAACCCCTGACCTCATGGCTGCCAGCCATGCGCTCTCCCAGCTGAGCTAAGGCCCCACAAAATAAGGTAAGTGCAACTATAACAGAAAATCAAACAAGGTCAAGTACGAAGCGCAAGAAAGCAAGGCAATTACGCACACGTAGAAACTTCTGTATTTATGCCACCATGTTGCAGAAGTGGTCGCAGCAAGTAACGTACTTACGCATACGTCTACTCATCTGCTTTTCTCTAAAGAGGCAGTGTTGTTAACAGTGCCACCTCAAAGCCTTTACGCACACGTACTGGTGTCTGGTGCGAGCAAAAGTGCTACAGCGGTTGCAGAAATTCCCTCTTCACGCCCCTCAAAACCAAGATGCTCAGTAGTAGTTGCTTTGATTCCTACACAGCTTGTTGTAATGCCCATTGCCTTCGCAACATTCTCACGCATTGCTTCCCGATAAGGAGACATACGCGGGCGTTGCGCAACGATAACCGAGTCAATATCAAGAATCTGAAAGCCAGCCTGCACAATGCGCTTAGTGACCTGCGCAAGCAGCGACAGCGAGCACACATCGCGAAACTGCTCAGACGTATCGGGAAAGAGCGCCCCAATATCTCCCATACGAGCAGCTCCTAACAACGCATCCATAATAGCGTGCGTAAGTACATCGGCATCTGAATATCCAAGCAAACCGTACTCATACGGAATAGCAACGCCACCAATAATAAGCTTGCGCTCGGGTGCAAATTGATGCACGTCATAGCCTTGTCCAATACGCAAACGAGAAAACGAGTTGGCACTACTCAT